GACTTCCTGTCGTGTTGTCTTCTGTTTCAAACTTACCTAAGTCCTCCCAGTCAATTCCTTCAGGCATAGACGCTAGTAACTCTTTATACTTATCTTCGTCTATCTCTTCATACGGAGCTTGTTGATATACATGGTCACTATACGGCAACAAACTAATACCACTACACAAGTCAAAGTTCTCCCATATCCACTGTGCTACTTGCAGGAACTCATTATCTGTATAGTAAACAGTGATACTGGGCTTATGCTCGCACCAGTGGTTCTGGTATGCCTTCCAAAGTTCTAGCTGTTGCAAAGCCCCTACCTGCGATGTAGTAACAGCAGATTTAGGAGCCTGTACAGGGAAGCTAAAGACAGCAGAGGATGGTGACATGACATCCTGCTCTACTGGGAATCCTTTGTCTTCCATAAAGATTGCCAATGGGTCTTTCTTGTCGCTACGTACTCGTCTAATGTAATGCTTAGAGAAGCGAGGATGGATACCACTAGCAGAGTCAACAAGCTGAGAAACAGTGCCAGACGGCTTAACGCACGTAATAGCAGCAGACTGATTAATGCCAAGTTTCTCAGACCATTTCTTATTAGTATCGACACATACATCTCTTACTCCCTCTAGCCATTTCTCCAAATCTTTAGACTCTCCTTTGCTCAACAGGTAGTGATCCATAATACCTGTCATGCTAACGCCTAGTAGTGCCTCTTCCTCAGTGTTACGCTTCCAACAGCTACGTAGGTAACGGAAGTCTGTAAGTGTAGCCTGTAGTGTACCAATGATCGCTGCCATCTCTGCCTTCTTCTTGAGACTGTCTAGTGTGTCGTCTTCACGCACTACAATCTCTGACAGGTTACAGAACTGATTACTGCGTAGGATAATCTCAGAGCATGGGTTAGTGCCAAAGTCCTGGTCAGCGTCTCTACGTCCATTACGTGCTGCTATCTTCTGTGCTGCCACACGACTAAAGATACCACGTTCACCTGCCTTGCTCTCGTACATCGTCTGCATCTCTGACAGGAACGACTCAAAGTCTGGCTTCTCAGTGTACGCTACGCTGTTGTTAGCCAATGCTCGTTGACCCTCATGTCGCCACCAGTCACCTGACTTAGCCTTTGCCATGCGTTGGTCTGATAGGTTAGACAGGCTGATCAGGGCTGATCTACGCACACCACCGACAACAACAATATCAGCAATCTTACACACTATGTCGTGGCACTCAATAGATGTTAGCTTACGGCCTTTAGCTTTCTGAAACACCTCAATACAGAAGTTAAACAGGTCTATCAAAGGGTCTGGGCCGCTGGCTCTACCACCAAAGGTCTTTAGACGTTCACCAGCACCACGAACTCTACTAGCATCCCACTGTGGTATCTTGCCTGCGTACAGCATAGCGATAAGCTCACGGAACGCTGAAGCCCAACCAATCTTACTATCACTAACAACAATAACGCTGTCTGTCTTGTGGAATGTTTCTGCAATCTCTGGCAGCTTGTTAATGAAGTTACGCTCAACACTGAACCCTACACCTGTACCACACATCAGCACGTACATCAGCTCGTCAAAGCTACGTGGTGAGTCAATGGCTAGGTAGCTACAGTTAAACCCAGCTACGTTGTCTTTGTCTAACGCAACACCTGCTGTCATCATGCAGCGCATACTAGGCATTACTTCTAGGTTGTGTATAGCGTCAAACATCTTGGCACTGGTCTTCTGATCTAGCTGCCCACGGTCTACCCAGAAGCTAACGTAGCGGTTGACTGTCTCAGCCCATGTCTCTCTACGTTTCTGCTCTGGTAGCCAACGTGCGTAGCGGCTTTTGTGGATAAACTGTTGGTACTGATCCATTATGTGTTCTCCTCTGTTACCATCTCTGTTAGTTTGCGTAAGTACCAGCCAGCTTTGTTTAAGTCCTCTACCTGCTTGCCTTTGTAGTCGTAGCGCCATAGATACTTCATGCAGTTGCCCTTGAGGTAGCCTTTGAATGCCACTGAAGACATGGACTCCTCTATTGCTTCAATGCACTCTATGTTGCCTGTGTTGTAGTGGTGTGGTTTATTGACTACATCCTCTGCTTCTTCCTCTGCTGCTCTCATCCAAGGCTCTAGTCCTGTCTTAGCTGTTGCTCTATCCCAATCAAAACGTGTTGCTTCGTTAATGCTCATGTTTAAAATCCTCTGACAATTCTTCTAGTCTATCGTTGATACGGTTGCTAAACTTGTTCACTAAATCTTCTGAGCTTATGTTTAATATCTCTATGATTGTTAGCTCGTCTAGCAGCGCCATCTTCTCTAGTAAGTCGTAATAGGTGAGAGCCATTTCAGTCTCCGTACTTCTCTCGTAAATAGTTTATGCTGACTGGGAGTTCGTCACAGCCACCGTTAGCTACTTCGTTCAACAGCCAGATACCTGACCAGCTTCCATTGGTTTGTGGTGTTAGGTAGTCTTCATCGTGTTGATAGTAGATTCCTGAGAACAAGCCTATGATGTTTGTACCGTCTGCTTTTCGTGCATAGGCAATATCTCTGTCTTGTACGTGACCCATTATACACGACATGTACTTCTTAGCCAGCATTAGTTTAGCACTGCTGACAGGTCTGCCCATCACACCACTGGTGAAGTAGTGACAGTAGGCTATGTCGTCAATGATGACAGGTTGTAGAAATGGATAAACTTCCCAGCCCATCTCTTCTAGCTGGAAATCCCTGTAGCTAATAAGACCGTCTATCTTTGGATCAGACTCTATAGCACGTTCAATACGGTTCTCGTGGTTGCCTAGAGTAAACACCATACGTGGCCGCCACTGCTTATCTTTGTTGCGCTTCAGGCGGTTCTGCTCTGCCTTGATAGGCTCCAGGAATGCTTCCATGCCTTCGATACCAGCGTCAATGTCCTTGGTGTAGCGTCTACCTTCAAAGCTGCGCTTGCCTACATCATAGCTGCTTAGGCTAGGCATGTCCCAGTGATCGCCAATGTGGATGATAACGTCTGGCTTTTTCTCTGCTGCGTACTTACCAGCCCAGCGTAAGTGCTTAACAGAATGCTCTGGTTTTACCTGTGTGTCTGGTATTACTAAATGCTTAGTCATTTTAAAATTCCTCTACTAAATACCAAGTAACACACTTCCTATTACATGAGCTACATACACGAGCCAGACCTTGTTTAGCTAATCCTAAGTTTTTCAGGTCAGGAAGCCTACGGCTGAATATCTGTCGTTGTTGATGCATATCTCCGTCAGACAGATCAGCCAGTTCTCTACTTGTTAGTCCTTGATTATCAGCTAAAATGTCATACACCATTGCTCTTTGTGTGTCCATAGCACCAGAACTAAACATCTGTTGCGCTGCTAACTTACTTGTATCAGGGTCAGTGGGTCTATAAAACATTTCTACTTGGTTCATTTTTTACGCCTCTTGCGCTCTGCGTTAGTCTTAGCAGTGTGGCACTTGTGACACAGTACTTGATACCCTTCAGCTTCGATGAACATTCTGTCTATGTAGGTGTTCCAATCTATAAAGCCTACTGCTGGGTCTACTACTGGATCTATGTGGTCTACTGCTGCGTTGTTGCGTCTACGCTTCTTTCCTTCTAGCGGTGGTAGGGTAGCTGAAGAGCCTTTGCCACACTTGGCACACTTATACAACCCTCTGGCTACCCTAGCCGCTGATTTAACATCGTGTTTAACACCCCATTTAGCATGTGCCTGTCGGAGTGCAGAAACGATAAAGGAACGAAACCGTGCTTCTGTCCATCTTCCGTTATTCCGTGGTTTCATTGAAGCTCCATATCTCACCTTCGTACCTACGTAGCCAGAGCATCCTACCATTCTCTATCACTCTGTCTTCGTCACCTTCGTACATCTCTACACACTTGTCGTAGAGTTCCTGCTCAGTAACGCAGTCCTTTAGAATCTTCTCTGACTTCTTCTCGCCAATACCGTGGATGCCTATGATGTTGTCAATTCTGTCACCCATTAGTATCTGTCGATAGAAAAAGCGTAAGCCTTCCTCTGGCTTAACATAGTACTTTCGTTTTTTAACAAAGTTATAATGCCAACCTGGAATCTGGTCAAAGTCCTTGTCTAAAGAGACCATGATGGCTTTATCACCGTGTGTAGTTCCTGCTATAGCTATGGCATCGTCTGCCTCTTCTCCTTCAGTAACTACAGCAGCCCACTTGTCGATAAGGTGTTGACGCAGTGCTTGGATGTGTACTGGCTTTTCCTTATCCTTGCGGTTTCCTTTGTACTCAGCAGTGACGGCATATTCCTTGCGGAAG